AAGTCAGACAAACCAATACTTGTTCATATGCACAGTGTTGGAGGCGAGTGGCCTGATGGCATGGCTATATACGACGCTATTACTATGTGCAGATCCCATGTTACTATAATAGCTTACGGTCAAGCAGAGTCTATGAGTAGTATCATATTTCAAGCCGCCGACACAAGGCTTATTACGCCAAATACATATTTCATGTCTCACTATGGCAGCACAAGCGCTGGTGGAGATTATTTAAATGTCCAGAATTGGGTTAAGTATGAAAAACAGATTTGCGACACCATGCTTGACATATATGCAAACCAATGCTGTAGTGGAAAGTTTTTCATCGAAAAATATGGTAAGGGCGCTGTAACAAAGGTAAAGAACTATCTAAGTACAAAACTCAAATCTGGAGACTGGTATATTACTTCTAATGAGGCTGTACACTACGGCTTTGCTGACAAGGTTATTAATTCGTGGCAAAATCTAAACTAAAAACAATTGACGAAGCTTGGCTAGGATTAGAAAGTACTGAAACAGACTTCTTTAATCCAATGTCTATATTGACTGCTTCAGATGAAGATTTCAACATTAAGCTTGCTTGGCTTATGACTCGACCAGAATATCTTTCATTTATTACTAGAGAAATATTAAATATACAACTTCTTCCATCCCAATCTTTATTCTTAAAAGAAATATGGAATAGAAAATTCCCAATGCTTATTGCTAGTCGAGGTTTCGGTAAATCATTTATGCTTTCTCTCTACGCTGTGCTTAGGGCGCTCATATTGCCACGCAGAAAGGTTGTTGTGGTTGGAGCGGCATTCAGACAGTCTAAGGTTCTTTTCGAGTATATGGAGACTATATGGCGCAATTCTCCAATGCTAAGAGATATATGCGATGGAGATAGTGGTCCACGTAGAGACACAGATAGATGTACGCTTCGTTTAAATGATAGTACAGTTACATGTCTTCCTCTTGGCGATGGACAAAAGATTAGAGGCCAGAGGGCAAATGATATTATTGCCGACGAATTTGCATCTATACCTAGAGAGATTTTTGAAAATGTTGTAGCTGGCTTTGCTGCGGTCAGCGCAGACCCAGTAGAAAACGTAAAAAGACTTGCGGCACAAAAGAAAGCAGAAGAGCTTGGCGTATCTTTACAGACAGAAGAGAAAGAAGTAAAAAAAGATAATCAGATTATTCTTTCAGGAACAGCTTATTATGATTTCAATCATTTTGCCACATACTGGAAGAAGTGGAAGTCTATCATTAAAAGCAAAGGAGATAAATCTAGACTTAGGGAAATATTTGGTGAAGACCCGCCAGAAAGTTTTGATTGGACCCAGTATTCCATTATACGAATGCCATATGAGCTATTACCAAAGGGTTTTATGGACGCAGACCAAGTTGCCCGATCTAAGGCTACAGTCCATACTGGTATTTACCAAATGGAGTATGGGGCTTGTTTTACTAGAGATTCTCAGGGTTTTTTCAAGCGTTCTCTTATCGAGTCCTGCGTTGTGTCAGAAGAATCTGCAATAAAAGATGAATCTGGCAACGATATACTTTTCGAGGCTATTCTATTAGGAGATCAAGGCCGTCGTTATATATTTGGAGTTGACCCAGCATCTGAAGTTGACAATTTTAGCATTGTGGTACTAGAAATACATCCTTCTCATCGTAGGATAGTTCACTGCTGGACAACTACACGGTCAGAACACAAAGAAAAGGTTAAGCGAGGATATTCTACCGAAACTGATTTCTACTCGTATTGCGCTCGGAAAATACGAGATCTCATGAAGCTATTTCCTTGCATTCACATTGCAATGGATGCACAGGGTGGCGGCGTTGCAGTAATGGAATCTCTTCACGATAACGATAAAATAAAAGAAGGCGAAGTTCCAATTTGGCCAACAATAGACGACGACAAGCCAAAGGACACAGACAACGAAAGAGGTTTGCACATTCTTGAAATGTGCCAGTTCGCCAAGTATGATTGGTTAGCTGAATCTAATCACGGAATGAGAAAAGACTTTGAAGATAAAGCTTTATTATTCCCAAGATTTGACCCACTAACCCTTACTATATCAGGACACGAAGACGATGCCAAGGGTAGAATGTTCGACACTCTTGAGGAATGCGTTCTTGACATCGAAGAACTCAAAGACGAATTAGCTATGATTCAAATGACACAGACTACTGCCGGTAGAGATAGATGGGACACTCCAGAAGTGGTAGTAGGAACTGGAAGAAAGAGTAAAATAAGAAAGGATAGATATTCAGCTTTACTTATGGCCAACATGGCTGCAAGAACATTACAGAGACTTCCAACTCAGGCTGAATATCAGTTCTATGGAGGTTTTGCAACCGGTGGCCATATGCCAAAAACTGACGATAAGTTATACAATGGTCCTAGTTGGTTTTCAGATCAGATGAAAGATGTGTATTAATACGTATACAATCCAATTACATTCTAATTGAGGCTTATGATGAACGAAGATATGCTTACTTGGGCAGACGGAGACGACAAAGGCAAATCAGATGCTATCTCGCAATTTTCTAAAAATGTAGATTCTTATAGCGGATTAAGTAAATCTCACGGCAATCACTACAGGCATTTCTTAGACATAGAGCCTAATAGGTCTGTTCGCCCCGGATTCAATCACAGTGATTATTATGCTTTTCGCCCAGACGAAGCTGTTCCAACCCAGCAGCGCAGAATTATCAAGATGTGCATGGATGCTTACGATAAAGTTGGCATTATTCGCAATATCATTGACTTAATGGGTGATTTCGGAAGTCAAGGCATCCAGATTGTTCATAGAGATAAAAGCGTTGAAAAGTTCTATCAGCAATGGTTTAGAAATGTTAGCGGAAAAGAGCGTTCAGAAAGATTTTTAAACAATCTTTATAGAACTGGCAATGTTATCATTTACCGCAGCTATGCTCAAATAACACCTAAATTGAAGCAGTATATGAAATCTCTATCTTCTGACATTAGAGTAGAATTACCAAGCGCCCCTTCTAACGAAATACCTTGGAGATACAATTTCTTCAATCCTCTTACTGTAAAAAACAAAGATGGTAATCTTTCTCTTTTTATGGGTTTACAAAATTATACCATTACAACCAATTCTTTTTTTGACAAGTTTAAGGCTGGTGACATCCCAAACCATGTCCTTGAAACTTTGCCCCCAGCAATCAAACAAAGTTTAATTCGTGGAGAGAAAGATATACCTCTTGATCCCGAGAGATTAAGCATGTTTTATTATAAGAAAGATGATTGGAGACAGTGGGCAAATCCTATGATTTATGCTATTCTAGACGACATCGTAATGCTTGAAAAAATGAGACTAGCAGATATGTCGGCGTTAGATGGCGCAATTTCAAATATCCGACTGTGGACTTTGGGTAATTTAGACCATAAGATTCTTCCAAATAAAGCAGCGATTAATAAACTAAGAGACATCCTTGCTAGTAATGTTGGTGGTGGCACTATGGAACTCGTTTGGGGTCCAGAACTATCTTTTCAAGAATCTCATAGCGAGGTTTACAAATTTCTAGGTTCCGAGAAGTATACCTCTGTGTTGAATAGTATTTATGCTGGACTGGGTGTCCCACCAACTCTTACTGGTATGGCTACAAACGGTGGAGGCTTTACAAATAACTTCATTTCTCTTAAAACCTTGGTTGAACGACTACAATACGGACGAGACCAACTAATTAGATTCTGGGAAAAAGAGCTTGAGCTTGTGAGACAGGCTATGGGCTTTAGACACAAAGCTCACATTCAGTTTGATCAAATGACTTTATCTGACGAAGCTTCGGAAAAGAATTTGCTGATTCAGTTAGCAGATAGAGACATAATTAGCCATGAGACACTATTAGAGAGATTTAAGGAAATACCACAAATAGAAAATATAAGAATCAAAAGGGAGGTTAACAAAAGAGAAGATTCTGGCCCACCAAAAGCCAGCCCTTATCACAACCCAAATCATCAGCAAGACCTTGAAAAAATGGATAAACAAGGACAAATTAACTTAAAACAAGAAAAAGAAAAACAAAAAAATTCAACAAAACAAAGCACCAATACGGACATAAAGCCTGTCGGTAGGCCAGAAAATTCTCAAGATTCTGGCCCAAGAAAACAACGAACGGCAAAGCCGAAATCCACTCCCGGAGTTGCGGAGTTGCTTAACTGGGCTGAAAAAACTTGGGAAAAATCTGGCTCTATTATCAATAAAGCTTTCTTGGGGTCAATAGGAAAGAAGAATTTAAGGCAACTAACAAAGTCTGAAGCCAACACCTTAGAGCTTTTAAAGCTAGAAGTTTTCTTAAACTTAGACCCATTAAGCAATTTTTCTGACGCTGACATATTCTCTATACTAAAATCCAACCTTGGCATACCAAAAGACCTTCAAATGAAGGTCAAAAGCAAAAAACTTTCCTTAGATATAATGTCTGTTGATGAATTTAAGAATAATTCAATTGGCATTTTTCTTTCAGAATATACGCAATAATCTACTTTTTTTTTAATCTTGTGTATATTTCTTTAGCTAGAGGCTTATATGCAAATACATAAACAAGAAATCTTAGACGGCGTAGCTGAACTTGTACAATCAAGTGCCAGCATAGCTTACTGTGCGCCAGCTGTTCTACAATCCAAAGAAGAGGCTTTAGAAAAAGGTCTTGAAGAAAAATTCAGCTTTACTGCCGATAAGATTAAAGCCTCTAATGCTAATCCCGAACAAATAGATCTTTATTATCTAAAGTCAGTATTAGTGTCCACTGGCTGGAATAAAAATGATGATGTGTTCAATCCGTCAGAAACTTGGGCGGCTAGAAGCACACCAGAAGATAAACAATTCAATTTTATGCACGATGAAAACGACATCATCGGTCATATTACTGGTAGTTATATCATTAACGAAAGCGGCGACAGAGTTCTTTCCGAAGAAATGCCACCCAAGTTTGATATAGTTACAGAAGCAGTTCTTTATAATAGTTGGACTGATCCAGAAAATAGACAGAGGATGAATCAAATCATTGCAGAAATTGAAGAAGGCAAATGGTTTGTTTCTATGGAGTGTTTATTTGCTGGATTTGACTATGCTTTACTTAGCGAATCCGGTGAAGCAAAGCTTTTAGAAAGAAATGAAGGCTCTGCGTTTTTAACTAAACACCTCAGAGCTTACGGTGGTACTGGTGAATATGAAGGATATAAAATTGGAAGATCTTTAAAAGAAATTTCATTTTCTGGCAAAGGACTTGTTTCTAAGCCTGCAAACCCTCGTAGTGTTATACTTGATTCAAGTAGGGCATTTTCACTAAACGATATAACTATAACTAGTTTTCCAAAAGGAGATAATGATATGTCAGATACAAATCTTTTAGAGCAGCAGCTTGCGGAGTTAAAAGATCAGCTAGCATCTGCAAAAGAAGAAAACACGGCTCTCAAGTCGCAGGTGGAGGCAGCCGCTTCTAAAGAAGCTCTTGAATCAATCGCCACCCTTGAGACAACCGTTGCTGAAAAAGAAGAACTTATCAATAACCTTGAAGCTTCTGTTTCAGAAAAAGAATCAACCATCAAAGAACTTCAGGATTCTATAGCTAAGAATGAAGAAGACATGAAAGAAAAGATGGAAGAACTCAAGAAGATGAAGAAGGAAAAGAAAACAGAAGCACGTAAGGCTTCACTTCTTGACCTTGGTTTAGAAGCTGAAGAAGCTGAAGAATCACTCGCTTCATATGAAGAGTTAGATGATGCATCTTTTGAAACTGTTCTTGCCGCTATGAAGAAAATGGCCGACAAGTACAAGAAAACAGAAGAAGATAAAGAAGAAAAACCAAAGGCTGAAGAAGCAGAAGCAGAAGCTAAGGAAGAAGCAGAAGAGGTTTCGGAAGAAGCCGTTGCAGAAATCTTAGAAGAAGTTTCTACGTCTGAAGCCACTCTAGTGGACGCTTCGGAAGAAAAAGATGAATTATTGGCCACAAGAGCTAGCGTAGCAGAGTGGCTTGAGACCAACGTACTTAGCAAATAATTAAAGGAGAAATTAATTATGGCTCTAAAATCAGATAGATATGAACTCCAGACAGATATTAGTTTTTTCTGCGACACCGTGCTTGATCGTGGTCTTGTCGTAGTTTATCAAGACGGTACTGGTTCTGGCGCTGCTATGGATCAGGGTGTAGCTCTTGTTGCTGCCGAAGCTGCTGACGCTGATAGCGTTCCAGCTGGAATCCTGCTTAACGATGTTGTTAACAAAGAC